ACGAAATCGTTACGATTGTGGTTCTCATGGATTTTATTCTCCAAATGAAATTTGGTTCTCTAAGGAAAAACTTTCCAAGATGAATTGGACATTTTGGAGATTAGACAATCGTGGAATAAGCGTAGATAAGATTCGTGGTTCTTTTAGATTGGGTGCATATGTTGCAACTCAATTCAAACCACATGTTGCAAAAACAATATTTGATTTTGTGCTTGATCGATCAAATGTACTTGATGGATCTGTTTTTGATTTTAGTATGGGTTGGGGTGATCGCCTAGCAGGATTTTACACATCAAAGGCGAAATCTTACTTTGGAACTGATCCGAATCCCAGTGTATATGAAGTGTATAAAACACAATGTATAGTATATGAAAAACTATTATCGGGTGAAGAACCAACTATAAGAATTTTTCAAAAAGAGGTAAGGGGACATCTTTACGAAGCATTTCATTGTGTTGGAAAATCTGGAAAAGAAGTAACATGCTATAATGCACCAGCAGAAGATATTTTAGATGTAATCGAAGAAAATCAATTCGATTGCATTTTTACTTCTCCTCCATATTTTTCGACAGAATTGTATGATGAAGGTGGAGATGATTGGAAACAATCATGGGCGAGATATCCAGAGTATGACAACTGGTGGAATAAATTCCTAAAACCAGTTATTACATCTTGCTTTAAATCTTTGAAACCAACAGGATCTATGATGATCAACATCATGGACCCACAATTGGGTTCAGATAGATATAAGACCTGTGATCAAATGGTTGATCATATAACATCTATAGGTGGAGTTTTCGATGGTCAAATTGGAATGAGAATCAAACAAAGACCAAAGAAGACAGACAATTTGAATCACCATCTAACAACAACATTTATTGAAAATATTTGGTGTTTTTCTAAGAATGGATTTGATCTGAATTATAGCAAAAATACATTAGAACAATTATTTGGAGAATGATATGACCCGTGATGAATTATTTGAAATGCACAAAACAATGACAACATATGCACTGGATCTGATGAAAAAGAAAAATGCCGACTATGCTGGCACTGGTTCTGATCCTTTTGCAAATTTTCGCAGAGCAGAAGCACTTGGGGTTTGTTCTACAGAACAAGCTTTCTTGGTGAGAATGACTGACAAGATGTCTAGACTATCAACATTTGCGATCAAAGGAAAACTTGTGGTTTCAGATGAGGGTGTGCATGACACATTGATTGATCTTATTAATTATTCGGTTCTTCTTGCAGCATACATCGCAGACAAACAAAAGAATACTCAATGAAAATCACTGCATACATTGCTGGTCATCAGATCACCGATATACATTTGCCAGACAAAAAAAGAAAGTGGATGGACGATACGCCGAATGGATTTGCGTATCGTTGTCTTCCATTGACAGTTGCAAATGGATTTGGATGGACATTTGTTTGTCCTTATAAATTTGCTGCAAGATGGAATGGTAATAATGATATTGGAGCAGTCAAGTTTAATTTTTTTGGTAAACCAGAAATTGCATTGTCTCACTTCGGATCTGGTATCATCACCATGCACACTGGTTACTTGATGAAGACTGATCCTGGAATAAATCTTTATGTCAAGGGACCAGCAAATAATCCAAAGAGAGGAGTAAGTCCTCTTGAGGGAATGGTAGAGACAGATTGGTTGCCATTTACATTCACCATGAATTGGAAGATAACAGAACCAAATTATGATGTGATATTCGAAGAAGGAGAACCATTCTGTACTATATTTCCTTATCAAAGAAATTTTATAGAGCAATTTGATCCAAGAATTGAATCTTTAGAAAACGATCCAGAATTTAATCAGAAGTATAGAGAATGGGCAGATTCAAGAAAGCACTATAATGCTCATCTAAAAGAAAATGGAAACAAAGGTGAAAGAGATTATTTGCGTGGAATATACAAGGATGGTCAAAAGTTTCACGATCATCAAACAAATATCAAAGCAAAACCATTTGAAAAGTGTTTAGATAATTGTTGTGTAGATGAGAATGGTATGGTATAATACGCATATGAAGTTTTACACGAATGTTTATTATGATTACAAGAAAATTCTCCTTGCAGAGAAGGATGAATTTGGAGATACTAATTATAATGAAGTTGATTTTCAAAACTCTTTGTTCTTGTCATCAAACGACAAGACAAAGTTCAAATCCATTGATGGGAAATATCTTTCCGAAATAAAATTTGAATCATATGATTCTTACAAAGAATTTATTGATCAATATTCCAACATTAAGAACTTTGATATTCATGGCGATATTCCTGTAGAATATAAATTTATAAATAATATTTACGGAACCAGTATCTCATATGACTTCTCAAAACTCGATATCGCATACATCGACATCGAAACATCGTCAGAAAAAGGATTCCCCTCTGTCGAGAATCCAGAAGAAGAAGTTATTGCTATCACGATCTCATCAACTAAAAATGGAAAGACAACTTTCTGTAAAGGAAGATTCAAAACAACAGAGAAGATTGAAGTTTACGAATTTACCGCAGAAGAAGATCTACTCAAATCTTTTGTTGAATATTTTTCGCAAAATTACCCTGATATTGTCTCGGGTTGGAACATTCGTTTCTTCGACTTTCCGTATTTAATCAAGAGAATTACTAAAGTTCTTGGTAAGAAATACTCAAAGATGCTTTCTCCGTGGGGAAAGATCAAAGAGAAGTTTATCAGTAGAAAAGGCAGAGAAGATCTAATGTATGATATCGTTGGAATATCAATGTTAGATTATTATGAACTTTACAAAACATTTACATATGTGAATCAAGAGTCTTATAGTCTCAATCATATTTCATATGTTGAGTTAGGAGAAAAGAAACTTTCTTATTCTGAATACGAAAGCATTACAGAATTCTACAAGAAAGATTTTCAAAAGTTTATTGAGTATAACATTCGAGATGTCGAACTTGTTCAGAAGCTTGAAGAGAAACTAAAACTAATAGAACTTGCAGTTGCATTGGCATATTCTGCTGGAGTAAATTTTCAAGATGTATTCTCTCAAGTTCGAACATGGGATGTGATAATTTACAATTATCTGAGTGATCGTGGAATTGTAATTCCTTCCAAGAAGCGAGGAAGTAAGGACGAGCAATATGCTGGTGCTTATGTCAAGGAACCGATTGTTGGAATGCATGATTGGGTAGTGTCATATGACTTGAACAGTCTGTATCCCCACTTGATCATGCAATACAATATTTCTCCCGAAACCATTACAAATGAGGGAGCAAGAGGTGTAATTTCCCCAGAAGGAATTCTAAAGCAAGGAATTGTTTCCATGAAATCCATCGAAGAATTTAAAGACAAGAATCTTTCCATTGCAGCAAATGGAACAACATATCGAAAAGATGTTCGTGGATTTCTTCCAGACCTCATGGAAAACATGTATAAAGACCGTAAAAGTTTCAAAAACAAAATGATCGATGCGAAGAAAGAACTAGAAAAGATTGACGCAGAAATCAAGCGTAGGGGGTTGACAAAGTGACCAGATATGGTATAATACCACTATGGAGACGAGGAACATCATCGATCACTACCACTATTGGTCGCATGAAGCAATCATTGCGGATTTGGATTCGAAGCGGAATAATTTTACCGTGGTTTGTAGCAATCTATATAACGATTTCAATATTGCTACAGTCATTCGTAACTCAAATGCGTTCCTTGCGAAGCAAGTAATTCTTTACGGGTCAAAGCAATATGATCGTCGCGGCACTGTCGGTACACATCATTATACAAACTTTCTTCATACCAGAACCTTTTCTGATCTTGAAGAAAGAATCAAGATCATTCGAGGTACATACGGAACAGTGGAACTCATTGGTATAGATAATGTACCAGGTGCTACTGCGATTGATGAATTTTCATGGAGTAAAAATACACATTATGTTCTAGCATTTGGTCAAGAACAAGTCGGTCTTCCAACAGAAATCCTTGACATCTGTGACCACATACTGTATATTAAGCAGTATGGAAGTGTGAGGAGTCTGAATGTAGGAACCGCGAGTGGTATAGC